TTTTCTAAATTTCACTCCGCATGGTTTGCAAGCCTTCTGAGAAGAACTTACGGGCTGAAAAGTGACGGCGCACATGGCGCAGGTCTTTGGCTGGTACGGCATAGCAACCCCTTGATCAAATGCTTTCGCATTGTAGCATAAGAGGAGAAAGCAATGGCAGCATTTGCTACATCGTATATACCGACACAAGCCTCCCAAGTCACCCGAGCAGCGGACAATGCGTCGATGCTGGGGGATAACTTCTCGACTTGGTATAACGCTACAGAAGGTACTTTGTTGGGGCAGGGGTTAAAACCAGCGTTATCAAGCAGTAACTCAGCATTAGCAACTTTGTTTACATCAGGCAGTACTCGCATGCTGATTGGTAACAATGTTGGCGGCGGCGGTTCTACTGAGGCAGATTTTTATGTGCAGAACTCAGGAAGCGATCAAGCGTGGTTGCGTTTTGCATCTGCTGTATCCGCAAACACAGCATTCAAAATAGCCGGGGCTTACAAAGCAAACGATTTTGCTGCTAGTGCGAATGCCGCAACAGCTCTTACGGACACATCTGGAACAGTGCCATCAATAGCATCGTTTGCGATTGGCAATGGTGGTTCTAGCGCGGCCTATTTCAACGGCACGATCCGCTCCATCAGCTATTACCCCACGCGCCTTGCCAACGCAACTCTTCAGAGCATCACAGCATGACCGACGAAACCCTAACCGCTCTGGTCGAAGCAGCCAAGCTGGCTCTGTCGGTGCTGGAGGATTCATGCACTCCACGTTTGTCAGATAAGCACTGCGCCGCATACGACAACGCCATTGCCGCGCTTGAAGCTGCTCTTGGCAAGTTGAGCAAGGAATAACCCATGACCGACGAAACCCTAACCGAGCCCATCGTCCAAGAGGGCTACTGCGACTACATGGTTGTCTTCGCTGATGAGGATGAGGCCTATTCGGTCCTGTACGACTCAAGCACCGATGGTGAAGGCAACGTGACGCTGACGCCCAAGTTCACTGCGGTGGACATGATCGGCACGATCTACGAGCCTGCGCCTGATCCGGTGCCAAAGAACTACAAGCCGCTGCCGTACACGGGCTACCACGCCAACGTCAGGAATGTCGGGCCTGCCCCAGAACTTGACTCGTTTGTGGTAAGTCCGTCTCCTACTCAACCTCTTCGCGTGTGGGCGTGAAATGTCAGAAGATTTGCTTTCTCACAAGTTACAAGTCCTTCACGAAGATGTGGGGGAGATGAAATCTGTTCTGAAAGACCTGACGGCGGCGATTACCAAACTGGCTCTGATTGAAGAGCGCCAGACTCAAGCGGCAGCGGCTCAGGAACGGGCTTTCCAGGCTCTAGAGCGCGTCGAACAGCGTGTGGCGGCCTTAGAGGCTTACGTCCCTGCAAACAAGCGTGTGAGCGTTTGGCTGGACCGGGCGACCTGGGGGGCTATCGGACTGCTTCTCATGTTCGTGGCTAAGAAGACGGGGCTAGCATGATTGAGATGGTCGGTGGCGGAGTTATAGGCTCCATCTTTGGTGGGCTATTCCGCCTCGCTCCAGAGGTTCTCAAGTGGCTAGACAAGAAAGATGAGCGCAAGCATGAGCTTGCCATGTTCACGCTTCAGACCGACCTCGAAAAGGTTAAAGGTAACTTCCGCATGGAAGAGAAGTATGTGGACTACTCTACTGAGCAACTAAAGGCTATTCAAGAGGCTTTCAAAGAACAATCAACCACGTCCAAAGAGGCAGGTTGGTTTGTGTCTGCGGTATCCGCCCTAGTCAGGCCTGGGATCACCTGGGCGCTTTTTGGGATGTACGCAGCGGTCAAGATTGCAGGCTTGTCTATCGCTATCTCTTCAGGTGCGCCCTGGCAGGATGTTGTGCTCAAGGGCTGGAGCCCTGACGACTTTGCCATGCTGAACATGATCTTGGCGTTTTGGTACGTTGGAAGAAGCCTAGAGAAGTACCAAAAGTGAAAGAGGCGATTGACCTAGCGACGGAGGGCTTGATCAAGCCTTTCGAGGGCTATCACAAAAAGCTACCTGATGGCGGTTGCCTTGCGTATCCTGACCCTGGGACGGGCGCAGAGCCTTGGACAATAGGTTGGGGCTCAACAGGCCCGGATATTCGCCCAGGCACCGTTTGGAGCCTTGAGGCGGCACGTTCTAGACTGTCTGCCGAGGTGGCTCACTTTGCTGTTGGTGCGCTCAGGTTGTCACCCGGCTTGAGGAACGCAAAGCCTCGCCAGTTCGCTGCCATCATCTCGTTTTGCTACAACTGCGGGCTAGGCAACTATCGTGTCTCAACTCTGAAGAAGAGAGTTGACGCGCAGGATTGGCAAGGAGCCAAGGAAGAGATCGTGAGATGGAACAAGGCAGCAGGTAGAGTTCTTCGAGGACTGACCTTGCGCCGACAGGCAGAAGCCGCTATGCTGTGAATGTCTCCCTGATGGGCGAAAGCCCTTAAAGCCTCTTCGGAGGCTTTTTTTTCGCCCACTCAGCCATGATGTACTTCTCTAGATACTCACGGCCAGATTTACCTCTAGCTTTTTCAATACCCTCAAGGTACGTTTTACGGTTGCCTTTTGGCATTGAGAGGACGAATCTGGCTTCACACTCTGCTCGGTGATGCTCTCTATCGTCGTAAACCTGTGCTGATTCGCGCACTCGCGCCTCCTCTTTCCTCCTCGCGTTTCAAGTACAAACGTCCAGACTCCGCACGTTGGACAGCGCATGTTTTCTTCGATCCTCGTAAAAGATTCCCAAGTCCCAGACGCTAGACACAGTTTTCCGCATCTTTTCTTTTGCGCGTCGGTTGTACTCTTGCTTGCCTAGCTTCGGAGGCTTCTTAGCGTCCTTCCCAGGCCCATAAGCGTAAAGAGCGCGAGGATACAACCTCCCACCGTCTTCGTCACGCCGATAGCCTGAGATGTGGAAATGGTCGCTTCCTTGAAGAGCCGCAGCTATCTGATTAACGTGCTTAATCTTTAACTGCTCTGCCAACTCTCTGGCTGTCATGGGGCCAAGTTCTTGGAGGAGATTCAGGATTCTCGATCTTATAGGGACAAGGGCCGGACCCTGTAAATGGCGACATCCAAACTTGCCATTGCCCAGACGGAAAGGACCGTCTTTGGCAGCCAAAACATCTGTCATCAAGCCACGATCCCCAGTTTTCATCATGGTATTTAATCCCATCACATCTTGCTACGTTACTCATCAATCTTCCCCAATGCGTCTTGGATGAGTTCTCTGACTTCGATCATTGCGTCTCGAAATTGCTCGGGGTCATCAAGGTGCTTCAGAGCGTTTCTGAGACGATTGTCAGCAGACCAGAGTGCTGCCCATGCAATACCTGCTTTGAAGGCTTGCTCGACCTGTATAGCCTCATCTGGCAGGTTGAACTGCATGATGACCTTCATAGGAACTGCTCGAAGTTAGGAGGCTTCCATCCTTCAGGCTTCAGAACCTTCCCTGATGGTGCCTTCTGAAATCGTCCATCCACCTGCTTATCCGAAATGTTAGATCGATGAAGTTCTGCCCAGGCACTACCAAGGCGAGGCCCAACAAGCGTATAAGCCAGACAAAGAGATACCCAAGCAAGATCAAGTGATGCATCAAGAAGCTCAACAGGGTTCGCATCAAGGTCAATCGGTTCTTTCCTAATGGAGAAAGACGCACCATCGAGGACTCCTATTGCTCTGCGTAGTTCTACTGCTAAAGATGGGCATTGAAGCGACTCCAGCATTTCCTTAGCCTCTTCTAGGACTAAGGATGTGTAGAGTTCTGTATGGTACTGGTGACCTACACCTTCGACCCACTGCTCAACCGATTCGATTGGATTCATCCAGCTTCTCCATGATGCGCCTCAAATAGATCGCAAGATCAAGGCTTTCCTCATAGGCATTCTGGACCCATTGGCGCAGTTCCAGCGGGTTCTCAGATACGGTGGTCCCGTACTTAGCAATGCCCATCTGCTGACGCCTAACGATGTCTACACAGACCCTAGCTTCAGTTCCTGTTGCTGGCATAGGCGGGTACTTATAGATGTTGGATGCGGTGAACATGCTTTGCGAGAAGCCAGCGGTCCCCCAATCGGATCACCGAGCGCACCCAGGCGCGTTGGTTGTGGCGATCCAGATGAGGAATGCCGCAGTTGTAAAGAGTCTTGGCGTGTCTGAGAAGTTGTTTAGTACTCATAGATTTCTACCCAATCGTTAGCAAGAATGTCGTCTGATCGCAGATTGCAATAAGACAGATGCATGAGAAAGTTGATGCTGATGAAGTCCGTTCCATGCCATGATTTACGGCGAACTTTCTTCCCGTCTTTCATGGCCAGAAGAGCCATGCTGAAGCACATCTCTCCTGTGGCTGCGTCATAGAAGTGCTTCATCGGCTTCCCTCAGAATTTGGTCTTGCAGTTCTTTCTTGGTCGGAGGTTTGACCGTACCGAAAGGCCAGCAGGGCGGTGCGTCTTTGGATTTAGTTCCGTCGGGGTTGGTATGCATAATCAAAATGGAATCTCGTTCTCATCATCCCAATCGTCATCACGGGTGCCCTTCTTAGCACCAGCGGTCTTCTCAGCCTTGCCTACAAACTCCAGAGCATCGATGGTCGCACGAAGGTTGTGATAGGTTTTCCCGTCTTTGCCTTCATAAACCTCAATGTGAACGTCTTTCATGTCCACAAAAACAAGCGTTCCCTTGCCGAGAAACGGGGCCAGCGAGTCAGCCCTGTCGCCAAATAATGAGGCTTGAATCCACTGAGAGGGCTTCTTACCTTCACGATCTTTCTGACCGTAGTTGTAAGCCAGCACCAAGTTTGCCACAGTCACGCCACTACGGGTAGCGCGAATCTCGGCATCTTTACCCAAACGACAATTTCCAATCAATCGCATCATTCTTCCTTTAATTGATATTCGGCAAAGTGCTTGCCATTACGCTGTTTCATAACCTGTCGGATGTCGTATCCCGCTTTGCGTAGTTCGTGGATACGCGCAGCAAGACGAAAACACCCAACCTTTTGCAGGGCATCCTGTGGTGTTACAGGCCCCTGTCGGAGAAGTTCAACTAACTGATGGGCTTGCGATTCCATTAAGTTTCTCCACAATCAAATCAACCTCAGTCAAGAACTGAGAGACTTCATTCTCAAGTTCTTTGATCTTCTGGGCATCAGTGTTTACCCTATAGATCGCCAACTGGAGGTGTTCAGGGAACCTGGGGTCGAACGAAACAAAGTCGCACCAAGGTCTACCAGTGACTGCCATTTGCCAGTACATCTGAGGCAGGTACTCGGGGTCAGCCGATCCGCGTACTAGGTTTTCTAGGTGAGTCGCCGAGTTAGGTGCTTTTATCTCTATCAGACCTTCACTCACTAGCCCATCAGGAGACGCGCCAGACATCGGAATCGTCGGGTGGTCAATGAACCCTACGTCCTCAATCAATCGGCCTGTACGGGACTCATAGGCTAGCTTTGCGTTGGGTTCCTGATCGATCCCAAACTGCATAGCCGCATTGGTGAAGCCTTCCTTTTTGGACCCGGTGAGTCTTTCGAGGGCAAGCTCGACAGCGTAGTTCTTGCGCGAGGCCGAGGCCCCTGTTTTGGTCTTGGCAACAACATCTTTAATCCTAGAAGCTGTAGCCTTGCCAACTCGGGCTAGAAACCATTCAGGCGTCTGTTGCATTTTCTTCCTTGATAGCAATTCCCCGTACAACACCCCTCCAGGCGAGGTTCTGTTGTAACGTCGGACCGAAAGTCACCTTGAGTGCTGCTTCGCTGGGAGTCTCTGCTCCCAGATACCAGTGTTCTCCGTCCCAGTAAGAAAACCTTAGTAAGTAGCTTCCATTCCATGCTAGAAACCTCCTTTCATAGACTCCCACTCTGACGGGGTTAACTCCATCGAACCACTCAGTTCTTGTTTGCATTCTTCAGTGACTGACCGTGAGTGGCCCAGAGCTTCGCCTTCATTGGGCTGGCAGGAATGGCTCCAAAAGCCTTCTGAAGGGCTTCTACGCTCTCCAAAGCGGCTTCCCTAAGCCTGGGCAGGTGTTCGTCCTCAAAAGCCTTGTAAGCCGCGTCCTGGCCTTTGGTTGCTGCGTTGCCATCGTCATCCTCTGGAGCGATGCCGCAAGCTGCCATCAGGGCATAGCGTCGAGCGTAGGTAAGCGCAGAACCGTACCCTTGGGGGTCTTGCTTGGCAGCGGGAACATGAAGTTTCCCAGCGGAGATTTGCTCTCCA